AAGGGATGAAAGCCGGCAAAAGACTTTTATGGATTCAATATTCGATTATGAAGCGATAGCGTTACCTATGCGCTCGTCTATCGCTTCGTGATTATATTCCAGTACGTGTATCACACGCAACCCGACCGTAGCATACACCTGGTCAACAAAATTATCGCGTGCCACTCTATCGGCTCGCTGGTGCGTCTTATCATCCAATTCAATAGCCAGCACAGGGGTAAACGATTCCCTATCCAGAAGTAAGAAGTCCACGTGCTTCTTGGCTATCTTATTGAAATATGTATTAAATTGCGAACCCTTTACATACTTTTCTAGCGTCACGTCCAAAAAATCTGCCAGCCTTGGCTTCACGACCACCAACAGCCCGCGATTTTCAACCACCGTCAAAAGCACACGAAAAAACTTGCTCTCGCGTTCCGTGAGCAATGACTTTTTCAAACGATATGGCAACTCCCCGTTTTTGGGCTTCGCAGGCAACTTTTTTTTTGCTCCTGACAATACCACTAGTAGAAGAACGAATATGATTATGCCACCAATGATTAACGGATCCATACAACTATCTCCTTATCCGGCGTATAGACTTGCGGTTTCATCTTCAAGCCCTAGCAACCAATCTGCTTTTACATCATAGAACATGGTCAATTTCGCAAGTGTCGTAATGCTGGGTTCAAGTTTTCCAGTTTCATACTTTGCAATATTGCTCTGTGGTATTCCCAGGATTCTCGCAACTTTATCCTGCGATAGTCCTTTTTTTTGACGTGCTGTTTTTAGCTTTTTAGGGAAGTCATGAGTAAATGTTTCCAGTCCATCCCAAGAGGATTCACAAAGCCGACCAGGATAGTCACCATGGCCAATGAGCCAGTCTACAGTAACACCGTAAAATTTGGCAAGTCGGGTCAGTGTTTCTATGTCGGGTTCCGTTACGCTGGTTTCATAGCGAGATAGATTGTTTTGATTTATATATAATTCCCTTGCAACTTCGCCCTGGGTGAAGTCATGGAATCCTCTAGCTTTTCTCAATTTTGAAGCAAAAGCCTTATCGGCCATGTTATTTTCCACCTCCACTATTCCATTATTGTATATTTTCATAGTTTTTATGTCTTTCAATTATTCAATTTCTGCATATCATCCAATTCCAAAAACGTATATTCTGTGTTAAGATTATTCCATTCCAACGACTGGGATAAACATTACCGCCAGCCCCTGGCCGTGGGGGCAAAACCACGGCACCCCTAGCCTATAATAGTTGCTATTATAAGGGAAAACAGAGAGGAGCAAGACAATGAAAGGATTCCAGCAGACGTACCTGTGCCTATCCGCTCAAACCTATTCAATCAAGGATGAAACCACAGGTCAAGTCAACGAAGGCGTGTCCATTCAATATGTCCCCGACGACACCCTAGACCCCGAAACCGACGAACTAGCCGCCAGCCGAGGCCAGATAAGCCTGGGCAAAAAAGTAGCGAAAATGTCGCTACCCGTAAAAGTAACGGAGAAGCTGCGTGAGTTCCCAGGGCTGTATAATGTCACCCTGGAAATGGCCATTGTAGCCCAAAAACAGCAAATCCGTGCGAAAGATATAGACTTCGTAAGCACGGTCAAACTGGTACCCGATAAGCAGGCGAAGCAGTCATAACCTGTCCAGCTCTGGATTGCCGCCCGAGCAAAAGCAACCCGCATCCACTCCCGTAGTTCCGGCGGCCTGTGTGGTACGCTGGCAGGGTGACGGGGCATGTATATCTAAGCCCTGTCCTAGTCTATCATGCCCCGTCGCACTGACGGAGTGCCGCACAGGTGGCGCGTTGTCAACTCGCATCCCAAGTTGACAACGTGACAAGCTGGAGCGGATGCGTAGCCCCAACCGCCCGCAGGCCACCCGCAAATCAATCACTAGCAAGGGGGCAAAGATGAAACGTAAAAAGCTACTACCAGCGTTCATAATTGCCGCACTGCTCGCCGTCTTGCCGCTGATGGCCTGTGCATCTGATATTCCACCCGCATGGCAAGCAGGCACGATATACCATGGCGGCGACCTGGTAACGCACAACGGATATATCTGGCGCGCCCAATGGTGGACGCAAGGGCATCCGCCGGGCGTATATAACGTCTGGGTCAATATGGGGCTAATCCCGCCAACTGACCAAAACGATAATCCACCCACTACAAACTACCCCATAGACCTAACAGGCGTGAACGCAAGGCTCGACCGACTCATTACCGAGTTAGCCCAGTTGGGACAAGCCCTGGAGCATCTGACCGAGCAACAACAGTACCAATTCGGCCAGTATCAAGCCAACGCCGAGCGTGACCAACTATTGCAAACGTGGCAGATAGCCCTGGCCGCCTTCGGTATCGGCGTATTCTTCGCACTTATATTTGCACATGTATGGAGGCGCTAAATGTCATATCTTGTAGCCATGAATGGAGAACTAATAAGAATCATTTTGCTGGCTATGGGTTTAGGCTTATTCGCAGGCTTGATCTTCTTTGTCGTCCTTTGGGGTGCAAGGCTTGCGTTAGGTATAGTAAGAGGATCATAAGTCGTAGCAACGGAGGAGGTGACAGTATGAAGCGGAAGATTTTTGTAGCATCCATTTTGGCATTTTGTGCGATGTTACTGACAAGCGTTACTGCGTTGGCGAATGATGTTGGTATTGCAGACTTATCAAACACGCTAGACTTGGCAGATGTAATTGGTACAGGTTTATCGGCCATGGTAAGTGAGATTTTCGCCGTTTTGGTTGTAATCCTACCAATCGCGCTGACCCTAATCGGTGCAGTAATCGCAATTCGCAAGGGTATATCGTTGATTCGTAGTTTGGTAAGCTAATCAAGGGTATTTCTTGTAAAGACGTAAAAGGGCGGGGCAACTCGCCCTTTTTAGCAATAAGGGGTGATTCACTTGGCGAAACTGAAAAAACATGTGATGCGCGGCACAGCCATAATGATGGCCGTTATTATGCTGGCTTTTACCGTACCGTCCACAACTACATATGCAAGCACGCACCAAACCGAGATAACCCGTGCAACTGTAGACGGCGGTTATCTCGGCTTTGCGCCGTTGTTTGCACCCGCATTGATTTACCCCGCCAAGAAGATACTGGGCGGGATATTGGCAGGCCTGGGCATAACCTTTGGCACGTACTATGTGATAGGCCCCAGTATAGAAACTTTTGCACGTATGTTAAGTACCAGCACGATAAATCAATTAAATCACGCCGCATCCAATATGAGGCTGCTGGATGATGGTCATTTCATGGCGCAAATCTCTCAGGACGTTTTTAATTACATCACAAGCCTTGTCGTTGTGGAGTTATCGCATCACTTAGATATAGGTGCCAGCACTGTAGTTATACAACAACCCGAGTGGATGGGTGGTATTCACCTTGATGTAGATGCGCCTATTATTAACCTTTCAGAATTGTCGGGTTTATATCTTACTAATATTACACCGCAGGATCTATTGCGATTGACGGTGCTTGAACTTACTGTTGACCATTTGCGTGCGATATTACCGCAAACCGTAACAATACTAGGTGCTGAATATACCGTTCGTACACGAAGCACCACCTGGGACTTTATAGCTTATTTTGATAGAAACGGCACTCAATTCCATAGGCTTTCTTTACAGCATCCAACTTCTGGATGGAATGCAATACAACCGACATTAAGTGATTTTTTGGGTTTTTATATAACGTATGGTGCAGATTTAGCTATTCCTGGGCACTTGTTTTATGCTGAAGGGATTCAACTTCGAGCGATGTTTTACCGAATAGCTGACAATACCCATCTTTTATGGAGCCGAGAAATAATTCGTCCGTTAAGTATAGACTTATCTAATATTCACCTCCCCGAATTTCGCGCCAGAGTAAACCAACCCAACGTACTATCCGACTACGAAGCCGCATTGGCACGGTTACGCGCCGCGACCCGCTGGCCAGACCCCCAGCTCGACCCAGGCAATCGTCCAAACCTTAACTTGCTTATACCGCCGTCGCTTAACCTCATGATCGACCTGGAGCCAGAAGATGTTATCTTGCCCTGGCACGGATCCGGGTGATGATACAGGTACCGACCCCGGCGGTGACACCCAAACCCCGCCCGCAGGCGACATCAACCTGGATATATTGGATGATATTTACGACACGCTGACCAGTATCGACGATACCCTAACCCAGATGCAAACTGAATCCGCCACCCTGCCCGACCGCCTAACAACTGCTATCGTGGGTACTGGCCAGATAGATACCGACCGCATACGTAATACCGATTTCACTATACTGTTTCCATTTTCGATACCCTTTGACTTCGCCCGCGCCATTAGTAGTCTACGCGCCACACCCGTAGCCCCGCGTTTTGAAATGGATTTCAGCGGTACCGTTTTAGATGGTCAATACATGGCTTCGCGGCACGGCGTTGACCCAAGTATTGTCGGCACCACCTCAAGTATCGTAATTGACTTGGGCGAGTTCGAGCAGATAGCCTACGTTATCCGCTGGGTAGTATGGTTTGGTTTTTTTGTTGGTTTGATGATGGCAACGCATAAGTTTATCAAATGGTAGGTGATGAGATGATAACAGATATGATTCAAGGGATAGTGGACGGCGCGACCAATCTCATAGGCCTTTTACCCACCAGTCCATTCTACCGCCTGCACGCCTTTGTTTTAAGCAATGAGATAATGGCCTGGATGAGTTGGTTCATCCCTTTTGCCGAGATAATAGCCCTTTTACAAGCGTGGACGGCTGCCATACTCGTTTGGTACGTAGCCAAGAAAACGCTGCGCTGGGCTAGGCTCATTCAGTAGGGGGTTGGGCTTATGATAACTTTTTATTCCGGCACGCCCGGTTCCGGCAAGTCGTTTCATATGGCAAAGGAGATGCGTTTTAAGCTACGTCTTGGGCGCAACGTAATAAGTACGGTCAATATCGACGTCAATAAAGTCAATAACAACGGGCGCAAGAAGATAGGTGATTTTGTCTATGTCCCAATATTGGAACTGCAACCGAAGTTTCTTTACCACTATGCCTTCAAAAACCATGTCAAAGGCAAAGAAGGGCAGACGTTGATAGTCATTGATGAGTGCCAAATCATTTTCAATACCCGTGACTACCAGCAAAGAAACCGTCTTGACTGGATTTTGTTTTTTACCAAGCACCGTCACCTGGGCTACAATATTATAATGACCAGCCAATTTGACCGCATGGTAGACCGTCAAATCCGCGCATTGTTCGAGTACGAAGTCAAACACCGCAAGATAAATAATTATGGCTTGTTGTTTTTCTTACCATTTACGGCCTTTGCGGCTATAGAATACTGGTATGGTAACAAGCTGGTTATATCCAGGCGATTTCTCTTGTTCAGTAAAAAGGTAGCAGGCATATATGATAGCTACGTCATGTTTGATGAGTTTGCCCGTGAAATGGCTGGTATAGAGGATAATCAAGTACCACCAGCCCCGGCACCCACCCCATTACCCGAAGTACAATTACACACAATGAGTGATAATCCAGGGTCGGCCTGCCCCCATGCGCCCCCGACCGAGCCGGATAACACTACAAACTGTGTAATAACGACCAGTGAGCCAGCACCCCCGCCCGTCGGCGCGGTGGATGCGCAGACGGGGGGTAGGGGGGCCCCGTTGGAGCGGCCGCCGCCCAAGGCGCGGGGTCATTGGTGGAGCAGGGCATTACACGCTGCACCGCTCAAAGATTACCATCGCAAAAAAGCAAGTTGATGGCTGCGTTAATGGCTGCGGGATTGAATCTATGAATCCCGCAGGGACAGCCCTGTACAAGCGTCCCACGAAAAATCACGTTAAAACACTTCCAAACCCGCAAAATGAAAGGATTCTATATCAATATATTTTGTGTTCAAACAGGCATTTGAACACAAAACGCAAAAGGGGATATTTATATGGCGGTTACAATTGATACTCAAAGGACGGGATTTTATATGGAACTGTCCAAGGAGTTACAGGAACAGTATTTAGGACTAAAGCGTAATAAGTTTTTACCCATGGTAGATAATTTATATTTTACAGTTTCTGTAGGTGGAGATAGTGCTGAAGTAGACACTAATCATGGTATTTGTAGCTTAGTTGAAGAGTTGGTGCAAAAGAAGGCAGAAATGATGATTGAACGAAAGCCTATTGATTTTGCATATGGTCTAACCGTGACACCCAAGGTATATGGGCAATATGCTTATTGTATTACAGAAGTGGATTTGTATGATATATTTTTTTGTAAGCGACTGCCTAATAATGATACCCCGCGCATAGTGGTGCAGTTGCGCGCATTTGGTCTTTGGACACGTGGTATGGATTCCATTATAATGGACGCCTATAATCGTTTGGAGGCATTATTAGCGGACTATCATTGCACCATCGTTAAATGTGGTGAAAACCGTATTGATTACTGCTATCATACAAACGCTATATCCAGTCCCAGTAAAATATTTTCCGATGTAAAGGGTCGTGTTAAATATTTGGATTCTAATTTAGATAAGCACACCACAGTAGGAAGAAGAGAACGGGTCAAAGACGGTACAATACTGCACAAGGACTACGTATGCTTTGGTTCGGTTAATAGCAAAAAAGTTCGCGCCCGTATCTATGATAAGGTAAAAGAGGTTGTAGAGGTAGGCTACAAGAGTTTCTTTTTCAAAATATGGCGTGAAAATGGCTTGATTTCTTATTATGATAACTGGTGTATGGAATACGCCTTTCCACACCGTAACATGGATTACTTGTATAAGGCCGCTGTTGCTTTTTATGTTCAGTATGGTGCAGACGGGGCATACCGCCGCCAATGTGAAAAGTCATTGGCCAATGAAAATACTACATTGGTCGATTTCAAGCGTTTGGCTGAAAGCTACATGCCCAAAATCACAGTTATTTTGAATATTGAATATGAAACCAAGCGTAAGTATTACTATTATAGTGATGGGTTTATAGATAGTTTGAAGCTGGAAAGACGTCACATCCCAAAACCACTTGAGCGTATTTATAAGATATACGATTATAGAGAAATATTCATTGAATCTTTGACAAAAGATACGCTATCATTTCATAAGGGTAAAGGTGCTAATGGTGAATTGCAATATGTTGCCTGGTGGCAACGCTTGCGTAATACCAAGATAGATGGTATCAAGTTGGATGAGAAGTTACTGCGGGATTATTCATGTGCTATGGATAAGGCGGCGGTAGTTCGCCGTGGTGTGTTGGCCGTCGCATCATCAGCGGTTTATGATGATAGTCTTGAAACAGGGTTTATAGAGGATATATCAGATTTTTTATCGAACATCACCGACAATCAAGCCCATGAAATGGGGCGAAATTTTGCATTGGTTGACCTTAACGCTTGTGTAGTTGTTGATGATACTGACTTGCCAAAAGAGATGCTGGCTGGCTATCGCATCGCTAAGACAAAGAAAGATAAACAGCTAAAAAACCGCAAGAAACGGCGGGATAATCCATCATCATAAGGGGTGGTGACGTGACAATCGCACAGGCCATTGACTATTTCCTTATCGACCAGCAGTTAAAAGGAAACAGTGATAAGACCATCCAGGGCTATAAGGGCTTTCTGCGTCGTTTCGCCGTTTGGCTGGAAGCTAACAGCGTGACAGTCATGGATGAACTCACCCTTCAGCGTATCAACCAATATCAACTACACATAGACAGGAAGCAACCCGAGCGTAGCGGCGGTACAAAGCTGGCCAAGCGTTCTGTGCAAACTTATATGCGCCATATCAAATGTTTTGTGTCCTACTGCTATGCAGAGGGCTTTATTACAGACCCCATCCACCAGCGTATGAAAACGCCCAAGGCCGAACGCCCTGTTATTGAAATATTGACGGGTGCCGAACTGAACGAGATATTCGCGTGCTTCACTAAATCCGAAACAGGGCGGCGCAATACCGCACTTATTATGCTGATGGTAGATTGTGGCTTGCGCCTACGCGAAGTAACTACCATCAAAATCAATGACATCAACCTGGAGAAAGGCTATCTTTCCGTCATGGGCAAAGGGCGCAAGGGTAGAATCGTACCATTGGGACTAAAAGTGCGCCGTGCTATCATGGCCTATATCTACAAACGCCGCCAGGCCGACAGCCCCGAAGATAATCAATACTTATTTCTTACCCAGGAGCGCAAGCCCATCCAGACAGCCTGCGTTGCTTCACTCATGACCAGGCTAAAGCGGCAAACGGGCATCGCACGATTGCACGCGCACCTGTTCCGCCATACTTTTGCTACCAACTTTCTGGTGCATGGTATTGGTGACGTGTACGAATTATCGCGTCTGTTGGGTCATTCCGAACTGCGTATTACCGAAGGCTATCTTCAACTGGCCTCCTATTATACCATCATAGAGAAACGGCGCCGGCTATCCTACCTCGACCTTCAGCAGTGAACTTTGATGACTAATGGTGAGCTGGTTCGTTAGTCACGAACCGCGCCCTATTTTTGGCTATATCGACGCCCAAAACTAACCTGCTGACAAACAATCAACAAAAGCCATGATAAGCCCCAAACGGCACCCTAGCTACAAATAAAAAAGGCCAACAACGCGAGTTGAAGGCCTTTTTGTTTGTCCCTGCAAAAGCAGAAGAAACCAGCCGCCAATCGGACTTGAACCGACAACCTGCTGATTAC